ATGGCAGGACAGTTAGACTCAGCATTTAAACAGATTGCAAAACAGGTTGTAGCAGATCTTGGCAGTTCCTTTGATTCGACAATTACTTATACAAGAAAAGCATCTGGAAGTTATAACACAAGCACTGGAGCATATACGACAAGCGATACTTCATTTGCTGATATAAAAGCACCTGTAGAATTTATTATTTCTACTGAAGATGATGGTAGGGAAAGAAGAGAAGCAAAGGTTTATATTACACCTGATTTAATAGGAGATAATCAACCTAGTTTTGATGATGAAGTTACATTAACTTATGCTGGATCTACAAGAGTTGCACAGATAACTAATATAGATACAAGACAGGGTGGACAGACCTATCTGTTTACATTATTAGTGAGGTTTTAATGACAAGAGCTATAGATAATATCGTTCCAGATTTAGAAGGAAATTTACAAAGAGATTTTAATAATTTAATTAGAGCAGTTTTAGTGGATTTATCACAAGAAAATCCAAGTCCAGTAGATACAGGTTTCTTTGCTTCCAGTTGGACTGCAAGTACACAACGACCCAGACCAGATCAACCAAGAGAGGATCATGCTCCGTGGAGCAATATAAAACCAAATCGTAAAGGTGGCAAAGCTGTAGGTTCTACAATACAACCTAGATTTATAAATGAATTATCATATTCTTTTAAACCATTTTCAAAAGTATTTATTGGCAATAGATCACAATATGCCGCCAGAGCTTTAGCCTCTCGTAATAGTCATATTCCTAGATACGTTCAATCAGAATTAGCTTCTGTTATTAAAAATATATTTACAAATAAACCAAAATTAGGTGTTGCTACATTTGGCGGTGGTGTCAACCTTAATCAAAAGTATGTTACTAAAAATACAAAAAATTATAGTGGTGGTATTGGATTATTTGGCAAAGATGGTAATACATTCGTTGATTACACTAATCTATGACTTTAGTAAACACAAGAGCAGCTTTTGAAAAAGCAGTGACAGATGCAGTAGCAGCAGCAGATAATACTGTTGAGATGATCTACGACAATATGGTTTATAAAACACCTGGCAAAACAAAGAAATATATAATTATGTCAGTAGATTTTGCACAGGCTACGACTCAAACTCAAGGTGCTTCCTCTGATTTTTATTCTGGTGTTATTCAATGTAATATTTATGTTCCTAGAGGAAAAGGGCCAGCTACTTTATCTTCATTGGGAGAAGCCGTTATAGATGGTCTTACTTCTGTTAATGCTTCTGACTATACTGATACATTCAGTTGTGCTCCAAGAGTATTAGATGTTGTTGGCCCTGCTCCTATAGAACTAGATGACAGTTCACACTTCTTAGGCTTAATATCTTGCCAATTCACCGCAAATGCCTAGTATACTAATATCAGTTATATATTAAAATGACACGAGCCGTAGACCTTCTCAAAAACAAGTTTGGAGTTTCACAACTTTACAAACATGATGTAAAGCAAGATGATGAAATTATTCTCACTGTTTACTGGCATCCTTTAACTATCGCAGAAAGAGAAGCTATTCAAAAGAAAACTGGTACTGATGATACAAATGATTACGCATTACAAATGATGATTGAAAAATCATTAGATAAAGATGGTAATAAGTTATTTCAAGATGGAGATAAAGCTTCATTAAGGAGAGAAGTTGAAGCATCTGTTTTAGAACAAATACAAATAGCGATGATTACTGTAGGAACAGAAAAGGAGGTAAGTGAGGCAAAAGCCGATTTAAAAAGCTAATAATGATTGGAAGTTTTTATTTTCTTTAGCAAAGCAGTTACATAAGACTGTAGCTGAATTATGTAATACTTTGACTATTGAAGAGATGATAGGTTGGGCTGCTTTTGCAGAGCTTGAAAATGAAGAATATAAAAAACAACAAGAAGAAGCACAACGAGGTCGTGCCTTAAAAGGATTTAAAAGGTAGAATAAGAATAATTTAGATTTTTAATAAAGTGGCTGCATATAATGTTGATATTGCTATTGCATTAAAAAATTCTAATAAGCTTATAACTCTTCGTAAAGAACTAAGAGGAGCAACAAAAGAAATAACTGAATTTAATAAAAAAGCAAGAGAACAAAATAAAGTTTTACCAGTATCTATAAATAGTTTTAATAAACAACTTACAAGAGCTAGAAGATTATTAGATAGAGCAGCAGTTGGCACTTCTAGTTTTAAAAGAGCAGCTAAAGCTTTAGTAAATGTAGAAAAAGAACATAACCATCAATTAAAAGAAAAAGAAAAGTTACTTAATAAATTGAGGATGGAATCAGATCCTATGTTTCAACTGAAACAGCAAAGAAAACAACAGATAAAAGAAAATATACGTCAAAATAGAGCACTTAGATTTACAAATGTAAATCCAGGAAGGCCATCTGTCGTTGGCGATTTTGGTCAAACTGGAGGTAGGATTGGTCCTGCTCAATTACTAAATACTTCGCAAGGTGGATTTTTAGCTTTTAGTGAAGCTGCTGACAAAATAACTAATATTGGAAAAGATACAAAAAAAATAGCTGTATCAACTAAAAAGTCATCACAAATATTATCTCAACAAGCTACAGCAGCTAACTTTGGTGCTTTAACTGGGCAAGCACAAGGATTTTTACCTGGTAGTGGTTTTGGCATGACAGGCGGTCAAATTGGTCCTCGTCAACCTTTGAGAAATAGATTAGGTTTTGGGAAAAATGCTTTACAAGGTCCATTTGCTATGCAAGGTGGTGCTATAGGAAGAGTCAAAGGTGGAGTCGGAAGTGCTTTGATTGGAGGAGGTTTCCCTGCTTTGTTTGGTGCTGGTGGCTTAAGTTCTGTTCTTGGTGGTTTGGCTGGCGGTATTGGAGGAGCATTAGCACCTGGAGGCGGTTTTGCTGCATCTATATTTGCTACTGCTATTGCTGCTGAAATTGAAAAAATAAAAAACTTTAGAAAAGCAGTTCGGACTTTAAATGAAGATCTTAAAAATGCAGGAGCATCAACTCAATTTACACGAAGAGAAATAAAACAATTAGGTAAAGATTTAGATATTACAAAAGAAGAAGCAACTGAATTAGTAGCTCAATTTAGTAAATTTGCAGATGTAGGAGGATTAGATTTAGCAAGACTTTTTGGCAGTAGAGATTTATTTGATGCAACTATCGGTTTAAATGATTTTTCAAATACTCTTACAAGAATCCAACAATTAAGTGAACAATTAACATTAGGAACTGAATTTGAAGCATATAAAATTTTAGCCGAAGAAGGTTCTGAGGCTGCAAATGATTTTATAGTTAATTCTCTTTTAGCAGCAAAACAAGCTGATGTATTTACTGATAGATTTGAAGAGGATTTGAAACGAGTAGAAAGGTTAGGACAGGTATCAGGATTTTTAAGATTTGATGGTGTTAATCCTCTAGCAGATATAACTACTTTTAGTCAGGAATTTACAAAAACAATAACTGCTATAGCGAGTGAAAATACTGAAATACAAAGAATATTACAAGATACTTCTAAACCTTTGAAAGATAGATTAAATGAAATTGATAAAATTCTTGTTCCTATAATTCAAGATACAAATTTATTAAAAGAAGCTTTAAAAACTTTACCTCCTGAATTTGATTTAAGCACAGAATCAGCTAAAAAATTGGTTGACCAACTTAGTAAAAATGTAGAAAATTTACAGTTTCTTCAAGAATTTAAAGCACCTGATGAAGAATTGAAAAAAATGTTAAATCCTTTAAGACAAATTCTTGATCTTAGTGTTTCTATTAGAGATGGATTTGAGGAATCATTCAAAGGAATAATTAAAGGAACAATGACAGTTGGAGAAGCATTTAGAAATATGCTTAATCGAATTGCAGATCATTTTTTAGATTCTGCTGCAAGAATGGCTGCAATACAAATACAAAAAGGATTTTTAAGTTTATTTAGTAATATGTTTACTAATCCAATAAATGATATACAAAATAAAGTAGTTACAGCAGCGAATGGTGGTCCTATTGGGATGAGACAACCTACACTTGTTGGAGAACGTGGCCCAGAATTATTTGTTCCTAACCAATCAGGCAATATAATTCCAAACCATGATTTAGCTGGTATCGGTGGAGGTGGTACAAATATAGTTGTAAACGTGGATGCTTCTGGTTCTTCTGTTGAGGGTGATGAAGAACAAGCAAATGCCTTTGGCTCTGCTATAGCTACTGCTATACAATCTGAATTAATTAAACAAAAACGTCCTGGAGGTTTACTTGCATAATGGCTACCTTTCCCTCGATTACACCAACCTACGGAGTTCAAAAAAGATCAAAACCTAATACTAAAACAGTAAAACTTGGTGATGGTTATGAACATAGATTGCTTTTTGGTTTAAATCAAAACCCTAAAATATTTAATTTAACTTTTGAAG